AGGGCTGCCGCTGTCTGCTTGGCTGTGTTTCCGGTGCGGGTCAGCGAGTCGTCAAACCGCGAAAGGCCTGTGCGGGTCGAATTTATCTTCGACTGGTATTCGTTATAAGTGTCGGTATCGAGCTTTCCTGACTTGCGATGCCTGGCCAGGGCCTGCTCTTGCTTATCAAGCTCGCCAAGGCGGCGGGTGACCGGGTCAATCTGAGCGAGCAGTTGCTCAAGCTCGTCCGCCTCGGCGGATACCGACTTAGTTGCCTTGTCGGCGCTCTTGCCCATCTTCTCCATGCCAGCGCCGGCTTTGTTCAGGGCGGGCTGAATGCTCAATCCAGCGTCTTCCAGCGCCTCTAGCGCCTTGCGAGTATCCGCCGCCTTGGCCTCTGCGTCTCGACTGTCCAGCTCAATGACGAGCCGCGATGTTTGGGCCATGTCTTTTCTCCGGGCAATAAAAAACCCGCCGGAGCGGGTCAGTAAATGGGGTTCGATCAGCTAGCCAGAATCCTCTCCTTCTCGGACAGAAACTCGGGCTCAGTCAGAACGCCACGCTCCTTGAGCAGTGAGATCCGTTCAAGCTTTGCGTATTTGTCGTGCTCGACTGCTTTCTCGTCAGGCTTCACGGCCTGGCTATCAATCTTTGACGCAGACCAAACGAGTGCTGCGACCCAGCCTATCAAGGTCCAACCCAAAAAGACGTTGAGCAGGATGATCGGGTTCGAGTTTGGGTGCAGGCGAGTGCTCGCGATGAGCGATGGCAGAAAATAAACCGCAAGGCTTACGAAAAAAACGATGAGCACAAGCGTGTTGGAATAGCTGGACATAGGCAAACCTCCCTGGCGATGCCGTTAATTTAGCATCTTCCAGGGCTTTGCATCAGTCGTCTTTCTCTGCCAGGCAGAGCGCATCGAGCGCGAACACAACCTCGTCAATTTCTGTGCGCGGCAATGGGGCTGGATGCGATTCAAGCCAGTCGGAAATCTCCCGCGCAGAGAGCGGAAGAGGAATCGCCCCGGACATCCCGGCCAGGTATCTGCGACCTCGGCATACGTTGCGATAGAGGTTCAGCAGATAGGCAGTGATCGGGTCAGTTTCCGGCTCATCTGGGATCGTCATGCGCAGCCGCTGATAGATCAGCCGGCGCTTTTCTGTCTCGCCGCCCCACTCTTTTTCCCACTCGAAGCGGGCGACGGCTTTCCCACGGTCTCTACCAGGGCCTTTTGTGCCTCGATGGTGGCGTTGCCGGCCTCGCGCAGGACGAACAGGAAGAATTTGATGTTGGCATCAAGCATCTGCTCGGCCGCTTCAGCGTTGTACGGCAGCGGGTTGTCGTCATCATCCAGCACGCCGGACCAGTCCTTGACGATGAACTGGCTCAACAGTCTGCACTGGGTCTGATGCTCGGTGGTCTCGCCATCGATCACGCCGACGACGCCGACGCCGAACTGGGAGTCAGCGCTGCGCAGCTTGCGGCGCTCGCGCTCGAGGGCGATCTGGTATTCAGGATTATCAATTCGTGCCAGCAACACTTTCGTGTCTTCGTCGTAGGGAACCCATTTGATTTCCGAGACGTTCTGGTCTTTCTTGGTCAGTCGCAAAGCCATGGTAAATCCTCACGCCACGCCATAAAAAGACCACCCCGGCAGGCGTTAGCGCCGGAGCAGTCGAAAGGTTGGATCAGGGTTACGGCGCTACGAACGGAACGCGCGTGATGGTCGGGGCGAGCTTGGCCACCGTGTAATTCAGCGTCACCTCGATCAGGTCGCGCTTCCCGCCGTTCGGCAGTTCGCCGTCAACTTCCACTGCCGGGAAATTGAAGGTGTACTTGTTGCCAGCGCTGTCGGTGATCGGGAACTCGACGGACACCGGAACACGGGTGAAGGTGTTCTTCCAGATGCCCCAAGCTGTTGCCGACCAGGCCAGCGTGATAGTGCCGGTGATGGCCGCCTCGGTGGCGATCTGCGCGCCAGGCCCCATCTTGTCGGTGCCGATGCAGCGCTGAGCCTGCAGGCCGTTGTCCAGAGCAATGGTCATGGCCGAGACGCAGGCCTGGCCTTCCATCGAGGCGCCATCGACCAGGAGGGTGCCGACGTTACCGTTGCTCATGAACGGAGTAGAAGTCGGGGCCGCCGGCGCGAGCACGATCGGCGCATCGCTGTCGGTGTAGTCCAGACAGGCAGTGCCGAAGGTTACGGTGACCTTGCCGTCGCTCGGGATGTCCATGGCGAACGTCGGGATGTGCACGCCCTTGAACAGGGAGTAGACACCAACGTCCATGTAATTTTTGGCGATGCTGAAGGTGTGACGCACGTCGCCCACGGTCAGCACGTTGCTGGTCCAGTTGCCGTAGAAGGCAGCTTCCAGCAGCTTGTCGAAGCTTCCATAGGACAGTTCGGCGGACAGGTCGCCGCCGATATCAGTACTGGTCACGACCGAGCCCTGGCTGATGCGCGAGTCGGTGATCTCGTCGCTGGTCGCCGTATTGACGGTCGGGGTCATGGCATTACCGGTCAGCCGTAGCGTGTCCCAGGTGCCGGAGCCGGGAGTAACGCCGGGCGTCACCTCGGGGATGATGTAGCTGGTAACTTTTGCGCCGGAGCTCATGTTTTCTACCTTTCTGTGGGCATAAAAAAACCCGCTCAAGGCGGGCAGAATGCTTTGCTGCTTTGGTTCAGCCGGCGCGGAACCGGATATTCACGTTGACCTGATAGAACCCTTCGAACTCGCCGGCCGGGATCTGGCTCGCCTCCATGCATTCGAGGTCGCCCGATGACCAGTAGGCAAAGTGCGCTTCGAGCTGATCCGACAGGACATTGAGCGCCTTGGTGCCGGTGCCTAGCCGGGCGAAGCATTGGATGCTGATCTGGCCAGGCTTGCGGGTGTACGGCTTGTCAGCCATGCCAGCCATGAAGGCCGTTGCGTGCTGGATGTTCAGGCGGCACCAGAGGCCGTCAGCCGGCGGCGTGAAGGTCGGGGTGTTCGGGTAGTCGATACTGGCCTGCGGCAGGCCGGCAAAGGCGACCATGCGCGCCGTGATCAGCTTTCGGATGTCTTCATAGGTCATCGGTAGGCCTCTGATACGCCGATCCAGGCCAGGTCGTAGACGCCGCCCGGGGCCTGGGTCGAATGCCCGAGTTCGAGCATTTCCGCATACGGCAAATTCGTCTGGATGTAGATCACCGGGTAGTTTCCTGATGCCTTAATCAGCATTGAGCCCTTGGACAGGGTTTCGCTGCCTGATGGGTCGATGTTTTCCGTCACGGTGAAGTCAGGGGAACCGATGGACACGGTGTGACTGCCGCGGAAGCGACCGCCTACATAGCCCTGCCCTGCCGCCTTCGCATCGACAAAGAAGTTCTCCTTGCGCTCGCGCTGGGTCAGCTTCTTGAATTTCTTCTTGCCGGTGTTGGTCGCGTTGCGGGTGTCGACGTTGGCGTCGTAGGCATCAGCCAGAGCCGTGTTCTTCGTCCGTAGCTCGGTGTTGGCCTTCCACAAGTCCGGATTGCCGACCGGCGACCGCTGGATGACCTCGCTCAGCATCGCCAAGGCAATGGACTGAACATGCTGCGTCACGTCCTCGTCGATCTGGTCGGCGAAGTCGCGCAAGCTGTGACTCCATCCGGCCTTGGCGTTCATTTACGGAGCCCTCAGTTGTATCTGGTAGGTAGCCGACGCCGGATCAACCTGCACACCCTTGACCACGTAACTGACGCTCTTGGTTCGGTCAGCCAGGTCCGGCGCCGTGATCGTGTGACCCTCGGCTGGCCGATCGGTGAGCTCATTGGTCAGCGCAATCAGCTTCAGATCACCCGACAGGATGTTGATGTTGTCGATACGCTTGGTTTCGTACTCAGCCATCACGCCGCGCCCGGTATAGGTCACGGTGACTGCTGTAGTCGTTTCCTCGACCGGGTCATAGACGCCCGGCCCCTGATACGAGCCGCTGAACACAGACACGGCATCGGCCAGCTTCCCGTTGAAGGCCTTGGCCAGCTTGGTCTGAAGCTTGTCCTGTAGGCCCATGCTCAGCCCCTCACCATCGGGATGGAATTGGTGCCAGTGGCCCAGGGATAGATCAGCGCCAGGGCGAAGCTCTCCCCGGAGGACAGTGCGACGGAGCCCTGAACGTAGGTTTCGCTGACGGACGTGCCAGAGGTGGCCGATACCGTCTCACTGATCGTCTCGCGCTCGACAGCCTTGTACAGCGCGCCCGTCGAGGCGATCTTTGCAACTTGGGCGCCAGCCTGTTTGATCTCGGCCGGTACTTCGGCGGGAACAGGACGCTTAATCTTGCTGGTCAGCCAGGCATTGGCCTGCATCACAGACAGAACCGGATCACCGGCACCCGCCCAGCCCGACCCCAGCAATGCGTCAACGTCTGCAACAGTGATGAAGTCGGTCATGGGTTACACCTTGGCTTCGGTCTTCTGGCTTGCGCCGCCGGACTTTACGGCCTTGATCGGCTCGGGGTGCTCGTAGTCAGCCGGCGCGAACTGGGCGTCGATGATCTTGTAACCCTTCTGGCGCAGTTCAGCCTTGCGCTCAGCGGTGACTGGGTGCTTCTCGTAAACGACTTTCTCGTCCATGTTGGACTCCTGGCAGGTGGATCAGGCGACCAGAAGGCCGCCGTCTCGATTACTTGGTAGCGTCACCGATGGTGAGAACGCCAGCCGAGGCCTTGATGCTGTTCGCAACCAGATCCCAGTTGGTGCCGGTGGCCAGCTCGGCGCTGGTCGGAGACTTGCCACCGTTGGCGGTGTCCCAGGTGTAGCCCTTGAGACCCATGCCGAAGGTGTAATCGGCCTGCATGGTGGTCTCGATGCGCTCCTTGCCGTTGGACGTCTCGATGTTGGTGATCAGGTCGGAACCATCCATCACCATCGCAGCGCCGTCAGCCAGGCTCAGAACCTTCTGCTTGTTCGGGGTGCCGGCTTCGTACAGCGCGGCGGCGTCGGTGATGATCACGGCCTTGCCCAGGATGTCGACCACCTGCACACCGCTGAAGGTGAACAGCTTCTCGGCGTTGACCAGGTTCTTGCCGATCAGCTTGTGGTACATGGCGCCGGTCATTACCTGAGCAATGAGACGCTGCGAGGCATCACCGAACAGCGCGTGAGCGTTGTTGATGGCGACGTAGTCCACGCCGAGAGTGGCGGACACGTCGTTGGTTGCGGTTGGCTGGTTGCCGATAGCGGCGACCAGGGCGGCGATGGCGGTGTTCAGCTGGTCCGACATGATGGCTTCGGAGAGGTTGCGGCTGATAACTTCCAGCGCTTCTTCTGGGTTCTTCTGAACCCACGACAGCTGCGAAGGCTCCCACAGGATCGGACCGAAGCCGCCTGCGATCTTCACCGAGTCGTACTGCTTCTGAGTCAGCGGGGTTGCAGCCTGCGCACCGTTGGCGGCATAGCGATCAACACGGCGCTGAGCGCTGTGCAGGCCAGCCCAGAACGACTCTTGCAGGAAGTCGCCGTCGATGCCTTGAGTGGTCAGGCGGATGGAGCCAGCGGAGGCGGCGTTGAATTTCTCAACGTCCTGCG